CAAACTCTTCGCCGCGATGAACCCGAACGGACACGACTGGCTCTGGGCGAAGTCGTTCACGCAATTCAAGCCTTGGCCGGAGGACGCGGAGGGAAAAGTCGGCCCGATGCTGGACGGGAAGTTTTATCAGACCTTCCGCTCAAAGAGCATGATTGCGATAGCCGTGAACTCGGAAGAGAACAGAATTTCCAATGGCGGCTTCGTAGGCGACGACTACTTCGACTCGGAACTCGACCAATACAGCCCCGAAATCGTCGCACGTATGGTGCATTGCAGCTTTGACGACTATCACGGAAAGCTCTACAAGGAGTACGAAGCGGGGCTGAAAGATGACGGATACGCGAGCGTCCACAATATCGAACCTTTTGACATTCCTGCGTCTTGGAACCTGGTCACTGGCATTGATGTTGGCGGCGATAGCCCTTGGGCTATTGTGCCGAATTATATCGACGAAGAGGGAAATCTCATCGTGGTGCCGGGATATCATGCGAGGACTGCGCGGATAATCGACCCGGCGAATTGGATTAAGAATAATCTTCCATATAACGAGAGTAGAGCTACGTTCAAGATTGACCCGGAGAACAAGACTGCATTGGTAGAGTTAAGCGATTACGGCGTGTACTGTCAGGTCGCGCAGAAGGAAGTCGTGACGGCGATCCTGCGTGTGAATGGATATCTGCACGTAAAGAAGGGTAGAAAGCTCCCGCAGTGGTATCTGGATACGCAACCGCAGGGGAAGATTACGAAATTCCAGCACCGCGGCGCGCCGAAGCTGTACGTGTTCAAGACCGCAGGAAAGTGGCGCGAGGAACACGACGAGGCGAAATGGGACGCAAAGAAGCCGGATCACATGATGAAGACGAGCGTGAAAAGGTACGACTCGGTGGAGGCCCAGTGGTACGCTACGATGAGCAGGCCGGAGGCGAGTACGTTTAAGGAGAAGCTGTACGACTATTCGGAGATGTCTAAGCTCGATCCGTTGAGCGCGCGGGAGTGGAAGTCCTACGATAAACGTACGCACGAGTACAGGGAGAAGTTCCGTGGCGGAGCGGGCCTGCGCGAGAGTGATATCCTAGTCTCAGAGGAGAATTTTCCTCGTTCTGGACGTTTCGACCTTGGCGCCAAGGGGGAAATGTGACCATTCTCGGCTGGAAGCTGGTGCGGACGCGGGAGCTTGCGCTGGAGCGGGAGAAGTACGAGATCGAGAAAGCGAGTCTCGCGTTGGAATGCGTGAGACTGAAGCACTATATCTCCAAGTGCGAGAATCTGATCGACGCAGAGCGCGAGCGCGCGGATAGGCAGCTAGACAGCCTGCTTCAGCAGAACGGCCTGCCTCCGGTCACGCGGACGGTACGGGACGAACAGGCGCGGGAGCAAGCGGACGCGGACGCAAAGCACGCGGAGCACATGAAGACGCTCGCGGAAATCGGGCGGGAGAGTATGGATTCAATCTACACGGAAGACGGCTTGGAGCTTCCAGCAGAACTCGCGCAGAAGGCGAAAGAGATGCTCGTAAAGGGCGTGAACTAGCATGGCGGAATTCGATCTGGACAAGGATACAAGCTCCACTGAGGACGAGATCGTTCCGGCGAATCCGTACGACCTGAACGACGAGGATAATCAGAAGGAAGTAAACAAGCGCATAGATAAAGTCCTCGCGACGGAGCGTTTCTCCCGTACGTTATTCTCGCGAGATTGGTTCCGGAACATTCTTTTCTACACGGGCGCACAGTGGATTATCTACACGCAGGGTAGATGGCGCCAGCGCGAGCTTCCTGAGTGGTTCCCACGCGCGCAGACGAATAAGTTCGCGGAGAAATGGAACGATCTCGTAGCGCAGCTCGTAACAGGCAAGCGCATCCCGATCACATACGAGCCGAGCGATCTGGACGCCCCTGGGGATGTCGCTGTCGCGGAGTCCGCGGAGAAGATTCGGGACGTAATCTACGCCGAGGCGAAGGTCGATGAAAAAGAGTACGAGATCGCGAGCTGGCTCGTCGGGACTGGAAATTGTTTCGGGATCGCGCAGTACAACATGGACGAAGGCGCAGGAGTTTCCTTTGTCCAGTTCCAAAATTGCGCTTGTGGAACGCAGCTCAAGCCAGAAGACTTGGCGGCGAGCGGTGGAGCGTGTCCGGAGTGCGGCGAGTCGGATGGCTTCACTCCTGCGCAGGCCCCGGACGGAAGCAAGATAGGGGACGAATACCCGATAGGATGTTTGGACTTGGACGTGGCGAGTCCGTTCGAGATCAGGCTGGATCATAGAGTAACGGAGGTGCGAAATCTCCAGCGTTTTGTGCGCCTGAAGCGCTACGACGTAGACTGGGCGCGGGAGAACTGGCCGGACTTCAAGGACAAGATACATTCCGACACGACCGGGGACGATCCGGAACAGTTCTACCTCGACGTAATCTCCCATATTACGAGCGGCTTCAACGTGGGTGCGGGAATTCTCGCGGACGGGACAAACTCTAAGACGCCGAAGGTCACGGCCTACATGATTTACGAAATGCCCTCGAAGAGATTTCCGCAAGGGCTGAAGGCGATCCGTATTGGAAAGAACTCCAGCACGACCGTGGAACTCGGGCCGCTTACGAGTGAATATGGAGCGGGAACGAAGAAGGGAAAGAAATTCCTCCCAATCATCCACTGGGGCTTCGACTACGTTCCGGGCCGGCTCTACCGCAAGACCCGCATGGACGACATAATTCCCATGCAGCTATTCCGGAACATTGTAGAAGCGAATATGCGTCTGAGCGTACAGCGCATGGGGAATGGAATTTGGCTCAATCCGAAGGGGAGTGGGGTAGACATTCTTACGGGCGAGCCGGGGCAGAAGATAGATTACAATCCCGTGAGCCTAGGCGGCACGAGCTTTGCGAAGCCAGAACGCATCCCCGCGGAGCTGAATAATCTCGGGCCGCTTATCACGCTGTTAGCGAAGATAGACGATGAGATCGAGCGCGTCGCGGGTACGTTCTTCCTTACGGGCGGCACGGCGCCGCCGGGCGTGACTGCTGCGTCTGCTCTCGCATATCTCGGCGAGAAGTCCCAACAGTCCATGTCCGCTCTTATGGCGTCCTGGGCGAAATCCTGGCGCGTGTTTGAGATGTATATGCTGGAAATCGCGCGCGCGAGCTGGGACGAAACGCGCACTCGTGTTGTGCTGGGAAAGAATAAGAAATGGCATGCGGATAAATTCTCAAAGGCGGACTTACAAGGCAGCGTGAATTTAGTCATCGACTACAACGGTATGTTCCCGAAGTCGCAAGCTACCACGCAGGCCCAGATCGCCCAGCTTACCCAGCTCGGCATCGTCCAGCCCCAAGACCCCGAGATGCAGCTCGAAGTGCTGAAGAAATTCGGCGCGACGGAGTTGAAGGGGAGTGCGAACTTGGACATGATTTACGCCGCGAAGGTGCAAGACAGGTTCTTACAGGATAAAACAGGCGCGTACATTCCTATGGTTCGTCCTGCGATAGATAACTCGACCGTTTTGTTCCACGAGGCCGTAAACTTCTCCAAGACAGATGAGTTTGACGAGCTTCCTCCGGAGCGTCAGCAGGTCTGGCTCGCGTACTGCGACGGGCTCGTAAAGGACATTATCATGCGGAGGGCAGCGCTTACGCAGGCTGGGTTAGACCCAGACGTGCCCGCAACCGCGGAAGTCCCATCTCAGGCAGCGCAGGATGCAGCGCAAGCTGCGGCGGCGTTACAGAGCGGAGGTACGCCTTCTGGCGCAGAGGGCCCAGACCCACGCATGGACGCTCACGGGAATCCTATTCCCGCTCCCACGCCGGATATCGCGGCGAGCAGTAACGTACCCGGTACGGTCTCAGACGCAGTGAACTCCCCGGACGCGAGCGCGATTAAGCTCCCCGGACAACGTGCAATTCCAATTCCAGGCGGTGGACAATGAAAAAGTGGCTATTTCTACTCTTACTCTGCACGCTCAGGCTTTCTGCCCAGAGCTACAACGTGAACGTAGGCGGGATTTCGTACTCCTCCGGCCCGAGCGTACCCGGAAGCTGCTCGCCGGAGGGCTCGTGGTTCTTTAAGAACGTAGCCACGACTGGGTGGTATCAGTGTAGCGGCGGGACGTATTCAGCCGTGAGTGGCGGGGGTGGAGGCGCTGTCAGTAGCGTGTTTGGGCGCACCGGAGCGGTAGTTTCTGCGGCTGGGGACTATGATGTTTCACAACTGACCAGCGCATCCGCACACAGCTTGGCGATTTTTCAAGGTGGCTCGCCGCCCACGCTGCTAATTTCCCCGACTACCAATGGCCCCTGCCAGGTGTATTTCAATGTAACCGGTTCCGCAGCTGTCGATCCGACCTGTGCGCTGCCGGGGATTGCGGTCAATGCGCAGAGCGGAAACTATTCGCTGCTGTACTCCGATCGGGGAGCCTACATTAAA